TGCAAGTGATATTAATATCGTAGACGCTGGAGGTTTGATTACTGCGACCGAAACCGATGCGGCTCTTGCTGAGAATCGGACTGCTATTAATTTGAATACTGCTAAAACTGGTGTTCCAAGTGGTACTGATAACCAGATGCTACAGTTTAATGGTAGTACGCTGGAAGCTGTAGATACTCTTGGTTCCATTGGCTTTGGACTTGGTAGCGATGAGACTAATTTAATGTGGGATGGCTCAGATAGTTACAAGGTTCACTTGGATGGAATCTTTGCTCCAATAGCATCACCAACATTCACCGGAACCGTGAGTGGTGTTACTGCTGCAATGGTTGGTCTTGGGAATGTGGATAACTCTGATGCTACTGATGCTGATAACTTAGCAAGTGGTACTGTTGCTGATGCTCGTATTGCTTCGACTATTGCGAGGGATTCTGAGCTTACAGGTGCTAACACTAATACGATTGAATTTGTTTACTCTGATGTAACTGCTACTGAAACTGGGAAGAATATACGCATACCCACTGGATCAGCATGGGCTAACGCCTACTCATGGTGTGATGGTGCTGAAGCTGTTCTTGTTTATGATGTGCAATACTCAGCAACTCTAGGTGGATCATTTGCCAGCGCTGGAACAATTGCTCACGATGCTGCTGCAACGACTGACACTGTGGATATCTCAGGCTGGACTGATGCTGCTGCTGGTAGTTGGATTCATGTAGATATTAGTACCGCTGGAACTACTGCTACAGCTTGTACCCTTGCTATCCAATTGGAAAACAATTGATGCGGTGGCTATTCTTAGCACTCCTCTTAGTACCTGTACAGGCGTATGGGTGGGGTGTGTTGCATTATCAGGCTGTTGTTGAGGGGGGTGTCTCGTACTTGTTTTCAGATTGCTTCGATGGCGCAGACAGCTCTAGGCTAGATGCTTCAGCAAACTGGACAGACGGATCAGTTACAGGTAACGACCATGTGTTTAGCGACACAAGGTGGTCTGATAGTGGTGATTGTGTTGGAGATGTAACGTCTGCAATCATAACTGGAGTGCCTTCGTCTTTTGATGAGGATTATACAACTCTCACATCTTCAGGAACGTATACAATTAGTTTTGATATGTATACAGGCACACAGTCAACAGGGAAAAGAGTACCGTTTGTTATCAACGATGGGAACACTAGATCGTCGGGGGCAACTGAGATAATGAAGGTTGCGGTAGAGTACGTGTCGGGAGATAATGATCTTGAATACTCGTACGTTGGAGCCTCGGATGTAGTCATTTGTACTTCATGCATTGCTGAAAATTCATGGGTATCAATCGAGTTTGAGGTGAACCCGTCATCAGACACCGCAAATGTGTGGGTTGATGGTGTCTCTGTTGCAACTGGTTTAGCGGTGTCTGACCTACCGCTGGGTAGAATCTATCTGTTGGGGTATGCGTCTGGTACAAACAATATATGGATGGATTCACTGCGTGGCTATGCGGGGGTTAGGAATGCGCTTTACTAAGATAGTATTGTTTGTGTTGTGTATGTTACATATACCCAACGCAGCGTATTCTGTAGTTTGTTCTACGGTTATTAGCGGCACAGAGTCGTGTGATACTATAACTCAATACGGGATTACTTGGACGCTTGATACTGCCTACACTGTCGGGCAATTTGTGACCGTAAATGGTACGACAGTTCTTGGAGAAACCCTAGCAAAAGGAACCAGTTTCATACCAACTTCGTCTAAAAAACTAAGCAAGGTTACTCTTCAGGTAAGCTCTTTTAATGTTGGTGGCGAGATATTGTGCAGAGTAGGTGAGAACTCTGATCTGACCACGTACATAGAGGAAGCAACCGTCGAAGTTACAGCGACAGGCTACACAGATATAGCGTATACAGCAACAAACACGCTAAACGCTTCTACTACATATTACTTGGGGTGTCTATGGACAACAGCGCAAGTGACTGTTCATAAAGACGACAGTCAAACTTATACAGACGGAACAATGTATTACTCTACAGGTACTCCTTGGGAAATGGTAAACTCTGCCACAACAGATTTAATTTTCAGAATAGAAGGAAGGTAGGGATGGTAGAAATCTATAAACTGAGACATTTGCGGTTCGTAACCGTATTGTTGCTATTACTATACCCATCAATAGTTAGTGCAGCAAGGTCAACAGGGGTTACGGATGGGAAAACATGGGTAACGGTTGATTCTATAACATGGACGATGGACGCAATTTATAGTGTAGGACAATATGCTACACTTGATTATTATGTTGTGTGTCCAGAAGGGTGCTCTGTTGTAGCCATAGCACCAAGCTGGGATGGCAATGTAAACGGGAGCACTTTGAATCCTACCCCCGGCGGGTATCAAGGGTATCATTCGTCCGCTGCGGTGTACGATGTGGCCTACAATGACGGGGCAACATTACCCATCGCCATGGTTGCGTCAGACAATCTTGTGTCAACCACAGATGCGGCTTTTTCATATTGCGAGTCGATTTGGGACGAAATAGCAGGTGGTAATCGGCAAATGTGTACCTATGTGGACGAAGCGGCAATACTAAATGTCGTGGCAGTTGCTCCCAGCGGTGGTAGTTTCCGACCGGGGTACTGTAATACCAGCATAACACACAACACAAGCAACATTGACTATACTGAGTTACCAAAACTTACCGTCGTAGGTACGCCCACTGCACTCGCCACGGTGGAAGACTTGTTCGCACGCCCATGGATCGACCACACGTCAGGATGGGAGGGAAGACAGTCACATCCATATAACAACATGGCAGATTATGGAATGTATATGCAGCAACGCATAGGGCTTGGTGCTGTCTCGCTCGTAACAAACTACACTGACGAAGAACTTGAGGTGTTGCTGATTAACTACATTCAGTTGGGTATCGACTTGTATAGTATTGTTACTGCTGGAGGCGGTTGGTATAATGACGGAGGACATGCGAACGGAAGGAAATGGCCGATACTTTTTGCGGGTATTTTGTTAGGGGACACAGCGATGAAAAACATAGGAACCACTGATACCAATTTCGGTGAAGATATGCAGACATTCTATGTTGAGCAGTCAGATATAGATATAACAACGGGTGGTACGTGGAACCCTGATGATCGCAACCCAAACCCAAATACCGTATATACTACAGAGATGATAGGAATGCCAGAATGGGGGATTCGTCACGGCTCAAACCCAGAAATGTCTGACTCCTCATGGACAGCAATGTACCGTGAGTGCTGTACTAATTTTACGGCCAAAGGGATCGTGCTTGCAGCCCACGTTATGGGGGCAAAGGTTTTGTGGAACCATGACGCATTATTTGACTATCAAGATAGATACGAAGCAATAATGAAGGGAGAGCAAGATCCTTTCGGATACACTGTTCCAGACGAAGGGGCAGGGTACTATACCGGGGGGTTCGTAGGAGCTATGTGGGATGAATACCGTGAAGATTACAAATACCACACAGGCCAAACCCAACAAGGAACCGGCCAATTCCAATCAGGCGGTGGAGCCACAGGAACCTTAACAACACAATAGAGGGACAACATGGCAGAGACACTAGCATTTTTCAAAGGGGGCCGTTGTGGATATAGCGACATGGCTTGAAATAGGT